ACCACGCGACCATCCGGCAGGGTCTTGAATAGATGTAAAATACTCATACTGTCGCAATCCCTTGTCTGGTCAGCGCCGAAAGAAGTGCGGTGTATTCGTTGCGGATCACCACGCCGTTCGGGTTGAAGAATTCGATGACCGCCATCCCGCCAGCACCAGCTCCGCCATATCCCCATATGCCGCCCGCCCCACCGCCACCGGCACCATATCCACGGCCGCCCGCGCCAGGATAGCCGTAATTCGCATAGGTTCCGTTGCCTGCGGAAACGCCAGACACATATCCGCCGCCACCGCCACCGCCCCCCCCCAAACTTGAGGTTTTTGTCCCACCAGCACCTCCTCCCCAACCTCCGCCGCTTGCTCCGGCGGAGTTTGTTCCGTAATACCCGCCATCGCCACCATTGCCGCCTGCATTCATTCCGCCTGTGCCGCCTGTACCGCTGTGGTCCATCGGCGCGCTGAGACCCCCTTTGATTCCGCCAGCAGCAGACACAAGCCCCGCTATGGCGGTTGCGAAGCCATTCGCATTTTCCGCTCCGCCCGTCCCAACAGCGAGCGAATATGTAGCTCCAGGCGCGAGCCCCGAGAATATGGCTACCTGCATCGTTCCCGAACCACCGCCGCCACAACCTCCGTATGTGTTGCCACTTCTATTCCCGCCGCCGCCGCCACCACCACCGACCAGCGTCACGCGCATAGAAGTCTTGTCGGCTGGCACGGTCAGCGTGTAAGTGCCTGGGGTGAAATAGTTTGTCGTTATCCCGATTAGTTTGGTGATGTCTACTGTGCCAGCAGAAAGAGAACCACTGAATGTACCGGTTGCGCCCGTAATATCCGAGCCTGCCAGCGTGCCGGAAAAAGAACCGGATGCCGCCGATAATGTGCCCGAAAAAGTGCCGTTAACCACGGCCAGATTCGTGCCATTTATCTTGTTGGCAAAAATGCTGCCATCTACGACCATATTACCGTTTAAACCTACCGTCGCCACGCCGTTGACGTTCCCTGCCAGAAAATTGGCTCCCACCTCAGGGTTGAGTTGCGCCACGCCAATAGAGTTGCGCAGCTGCGTCATCAGCGCCGCAGGGTCGGCGTTAGGGGTCGCATATATCCCCGCCGTAGCCAATAAAGGATACCAGGGCGAAACATTGGCTGAGGTATCTACCACCCGCAGCCAGTAGTAACACGGTTGCGCGGGTTGCAAACCGACGTGTAGGTATTCACTGGCCGGATAAGGCACTTGTGCGATGCGACTGGCGACTTGACGATCATTTGTGCCTGCCCACCAGACTTCCGTTGATAAAATGTCGGTGCGCGAATCGCCGAATAGCCAGCTAACGCGCGTCGAAAATAACTCACCGGTCACGGTGGCGACTGGCGCGGCAGGATCTATGACCGGCGGCACTGCGGCGGCATAGGCGCTGCTGGCGACCCCTAGTACAGCGACAGTAGCTACTGTCGCTGGCCCTTCCAGACCAAGCACATTCAATGCGGATACGCGCACTTCAATGTCACCCAGCGGGATATTCATCACTTCCGCATTCGTAACGGAGGTCGTCGGCAGATCAGTAAAATTACCGGGCAAGCTGCGCCAGCTGACGCGGTATTTGGTTGCATACTGCACACTGTCCCAGCCGATGGTGAGGGTGTCATGTACGACACCCAGATTCTTCACGACGTTTTCCACAAACGTGATATTTTGCGGCGCGCCGGGCATCGCCGGGATTGATACGGCGTTAGGCAGTTGCAAGGCAGTGCCGTTTTCGATGCCGCTAAACTTGCTCGGGTTATGCGCCAGCGCAGTGATGGCGTATTCGTTTTTAGCGGCTTCGGCCACGGCCAGCACGCGCCATAGCGTAGGGGACAGATCGGAGACAGTCAGCACCCAGATAGCATTCGGTTGTGGCACGGCGGCCAGACCGATGCCGGAGAGCGTTAAACTAGTGGTCGCTCCGACCCCATTGTTAACGGGGGCGCTGCCGATACTCCCGTCGGGCAAGACTACGGCAACAGTGTAGGTCTTGCCGGACTCGATTGTCACCGGGGCATCCAGCGTCAGGCTGCTGACAGTGCTGCCGGTACTGGCCAGCCTGCCGCCGACCCGCTTCCCGGCGCGATGCGCATCCTGCACCTTGATGATTTGCCCCGGGCGCACATAGGCTGAATCCATGGCCGACTTGAAGGTGATAACTTCCTGCTCCAGCTTTTCCGAATAGAGTAGCCATTGACCCAGACGATGCGCTTGGCCGCGCGAGGTACAACCCACCGCCGCAAGCTGGGCTTCGATCACGCCATACACGGCGATCGCGGCGGCATCCTCAACATACTCGATAGCAGGCTGATAGGCGTTGGCCGGATCATTCCACTGTACCAGCGCGACGGTGTGCATCGCCTTTCGCGATGCGCCGGTATAGTTGAAAGCGCCGTCAATCACATTAGCGCGAGTGAACAGGGCGGTTGGATCAAGCGGCGCATCCTGCACGGCGTTGATCGTCCCATTAGCCCAGTAAACCATACCCCGGAAGGCGCTGGCCAACTGATTGACGACGGTAAACGCCTCGGCGCGGGTGGTGATGTAGGCGTTGAAGGTAAAACGCGGTTCAGTCCCGCCGAAGCCGTTGGGCACCAGCGCATCACAGTATTGGGCTATGGTGTATAGCCCCCACTTGTCCACCGCCGTCGCAGGTAAATACGCCCCCAGGCCATAACGGGCATTGGTGAGCAGGTCATAAAAACACCAGGCGGGGTTGTCCGTCCAGGCCAGCTTGAACGTGCCGTCCCATAGCCCGGTATAGACCCGGGTGGTGGCGTTGTAATTACTGGGAACGCGGACGATCAAGCCCTTGATGTCATAGCTGCGCTTCGGAATACTTTGAAACGCCCGCGCATCCGCTGCCATCGCGACCAGCGCGGTATTGGGGTAACTCAGGCGCTGCGAAATAATAGCGGTAAGCGCATCAAACCACAGCTCGTTTTGCAGTAAAGAAGTGGTGGAATCGGCGCTCAACCGGGTCAGGCGAATATCCCAGGGCCCCACTCCGGTCAATGCGAGCCGATAGGTGCGGTCATACTTGCTGGTAGTTTTACCGCTGAAGGTATCGGTGACGCGCGCGACATAGCCGCCGCCATTGGTATTGACCTCGATAATAAAGTTGATCGAGGTGGCTGACTGATTGCCCTGGTTGTCACCTTGCACCATACGCGGGGTGGAGACGCGCACATCCACTGCATTCACGTTCAAATCCGCGATGCGCCGAACCACCGGCGTAGCCTGCATCACGCGGGTAACAACGGCGACTTCAGAGCGCACATCTGCCGCGATGGATAGCATGATAGCTGACCCGGACACGCCCAGTTGTGTGCCGTTCGAGGTGCCAATTTGCAGGTTGGTGAAGTTGTAGCTGCCGTTGGCGTTCTGTACGGGGGTGTCGTTTAGATAGACCGATTTCAGCCCATCCACCAGCCCGAAAATCTCCCCCTCACATAGCGCGTCCAGCACCACCACGCTGTCACGGCTGTGCAGGCTATCGGGCTCCTCAACAGGCGAACTACTGCCACCGCCACCGCCCTTGCCACCACCCCCCCCCGCGCCAACAATATATTCACGCATTATTTTCCTCCTCCGCCCATACTGGCGAAGCCGGGGGCAGCAGAAACTCCGGTGTAGGGTATCTGCACCGATTCGATCCCGACGGAAATCACTTGTGAGCCGATTCGCATCCGGCCATAACAGACCGGGACGGCATTCCCTTGAGCGGAGGTATTCACTGCGCCGGAAAATAACAGGTTGGACTGATTATTTGCGGTATTACCCACACCAGGCTTCGGCGGCGCAAACAACAGCTGCGCGACACCCCCCAAGATCATGGATGTACCCAGCGAAGTCGCGGCACTAATTGCCGTCGCCCCTGCCAGTGTCTCGCCCATGCCGAGTGCCGTCACGGCATGGGGGGCGAGCATAATCAGCGCTGCGCCGAGAATAATCATCCCCACGCCGCCTTCCTTGGCTCCCTGGATGACGGGCACGAGGCGGATCGGATGTGCCCCGGTGTGGCGATCCAGCCCTTCCACATCCTGTAGTGGTGCGCGGTCAATCCAGACCCGGAAGCCCGGCGCATGAGCCAGCAGTGCGGCCTCAAAGCCAGGCAACTGACTACATAAGGCGCGCACCGCTTCGCGGGGGCTGGATACCGCCAGATCAAAGCGCTTGCCGAAACGACGGGCAAGGAAGCCGGAAAGAATGACAGGAACTAACATGGCGCATACCTCAAAAATTTCACGGTGTGCTTTTGCCAGTAGCCGCCATATACATCGCGGCGCGAGAGCTGGTTCACCAGGTGATGCAGGATTATATTTTCGCCCAGGTAGACGGCGAGATGGTTGGCGACGGGCGATTCCACCTGCATCAGTACCAGATCGCCCACGAGAGGCTCATCTACTACGACAAAGCCGCAAGCAGCGAAGCGGTCAGCATACAAATCCTGCCCGGCTTTCCACCAGCCAAAACGGTCATCGCGGGGATAGTGCTTTAACGTGATGCCGCGCTCGATGCGGTAGTAGTCCAGCACCAGACTATAGCAGTCATGCACGCCATAAACGAAAGTCCGCCCCAGCAGCGGCGCGCTGACAATCTCCCCAGGTAACAGGTGGCTAACTTCCCCCGTCTGCGGGTTGACGATCAGCCAGGGCAGGCCGGAGGCATTACAGGAGATGCGGTCGGCTTCAGACGGCTCAGGGCTTACAAAGGGGTGAGAGTGAACGATTTCAGTGATTTCGCCCATGGCTTCTGCAGCAGCCCAATCTTCCGGCGACAAGACAAATTGCTCATGTGGCGATTCGGACAGGTTACAGCAAGGAACGTATTTGGAGTGCGGCGACACATCGCCGCCTGGCGAAACCGGGGTTGCGCACACCACAATTAATCCGCAACATTCACGCGGCGACTCAGCCAGCGCATGATCGAAGATAGCGCGCATCATCTGAGCATCCCCGACCCCGGAAAACCACCGAAGGGCAAGGTGGCATAGGTGCCAAAGCGTTTCTTGCAT